CGCGGGGATGGGTGAGCGGATACATCTGCTGTCCATCGTCGTCAAGGTTCTCCAGCTGTCCATAGTCTTCGTCTACGAGGATAAGCTCGGGCATCTCCCTGGCTATATGGGCTACCATGTTAGAGAGTAGATATTCCATCTTTTATTCGCTGTATGCTGTCGTTTACTTCCTTGTTTACCTTCTGCATGAGTTCTCGGCTCTCTCCGATGAACTGACGTTTCGGCATCTTAGCTCGGATCTTGATCTTCGTCTTCTTAGTGAGGGCAAGCGCCATCCATTTCTTCGCCTCTTCAGGGATAGCCTCCTTAGATCCCCCCGCCCTCTTGCCTTTCCTGCCCGTCGCCTTGCCACGCTTACGCCCGCTAAGCTTGTAGACCATCGCCCAGGCGTACTTGCGCATCTTGGGGGTGATGGTTGGGTTGGAGACAATTGTACCGCCCTCGTTATGGATTACGGCGTAGGGTACAGGGTTCTCGATGCTCACCTCCCCTCGACCGATATGCGCCTGGGTGCTACTCATCAAATGATTGCGAGCCGAGGTAAGGGTCTTATAGCGGGCAGATGCCCCCATCCCTCCCCTTAGCTCTCTCTGAGACTTCTTCCAGGGGCGTAGTCCGCCGTCAAGGAAGCCCGAGTCACGGAAGTTCTGCTTGAAGTGCTGAACGGCTATTATCCCGACCTTTCGGGGAAGTCGATCATTCACTTCTCGCTCGACTTGCTCCTTAAGCTTCGTGACCAGTTGCACGAGCTTTTTGGGATCGTCGCTTGTCATATCAAAATATAGTCTTATCTTTGTGATGCGAGGTATCCCACTCGGGAACGTCGCTCCGCCTCGCTCGTTTTACCCTCTGGGTCAAATGGGCGAGGCCTTTTTTATACGTCGTAGTGTCGCACCTTACGCTCACCTCTCAGGACGACTACGAGCTTTCTGATCTGCTTTACCTCTTGCCCTTGCTCCTTAGCGTCTGCCTCCATGATGCGGTTGTAGCTACGTATAGAAGCTTTGATTCGAGCATCGCTGAACATCGTAGAGTCATGGAAGTATAAGCAGAGGCTGTCGGCTCGCTCCACGTCACTTCGGAGGTTATACTTCTCGAGCTGTTTGTTCTTAGCCGTTAGGGCATTGACGTAGTTATCCTTATCCATGGTGATACTGCGGATATCCATGACAACTCCATCAACAGACATATCCAAAGCGGAGAATGGTCGTCCATTCCTATCGTGCTTGCTCTCATCAAGGAAAATTACCTTATGTCCAGCATGGAAGAGCGTATCAGCACATTCTTCTTCGAGGGCATGGGCGGTTAGCTTCTCTTCTCCGAAGTACCTTTCCTTCGTACTATTGCGCTTATGCCCGATGTGAGAAGCCTTGATCCCCCCCGTTTCTGGATCAAACTCAACATCCCTATACTCCTTATCCTTCGTCAGCTGGAGGTACTCCTCATAGCGCTCGGGGAACTTTGCCTTTGCCACCTCCCAGTCGATATAGGGGCAGTGGTAGCAGTCCTTCGTCTGTCGAGCCTGGAAGGTTCTCTCGAGGAATCCTTTCAGTCCCTTCTTCTTCCCCTTGTTGAAGGGGCAGGCACTGCAGTTCGAGGGGAAGTAAGGGTGCTTATCGCTGAAGGTATGACCATGTCTGGGGTTCTCCTCCAGCCCCTGCTGAGCCTTGGGCATATTGGGCGACTTCTCCCACCCCGTAGATGGATCATCTGTAGCCTCGAGTGAGCATTTACAATTCCATCGATTAGCAGGATGGTTGTCCTTCCAGAAGGGATCATCCATAGGGAGCGTCAGCCCTGATGCCCAGAAGGTCTCGTGTACTGCCTCTGGGGAGGGTGAGGTGGTCGGCATCCAGCGCAGGTTTGGGAAAATGTCTCGATTGCGCTCAAACTCCTGCCAGTCGGATGCTTGGTGAGCTCTGAGGATAGCGGTATCATACTCCGTTCGTAGCCAAGAGCCGACCTGATGACTAGCAATGGGCGCAATACTCTTCTTCCAATCCTCAAAGGATCGGAGCTTGCCCTCCTCGTCAAAAAGTCGCTTCTGCATTTGGACACCCATCGAATGGCATTTGAAGGCAGAAAAAACCTCGTTCGAGTGGCGAAGCTCCCGCAGGAAAGATTGCTCATGGGTCTCGTGCCCACTGTCGATGAGTCCCTCGACGCTTGCCTCATTGATGATGCGCAAAACCTCTCGCCATGCCTGTGGCTCTATCTCCGTCGATACGTCAAACCCATCATATACCTTGCGCAGGTACTCCTCAAGGATCTGTGGGCTAAACTTGACCGTGCTATCGTTGTGGATAGAGCCCGAACAGCAGGGGCAGGAACGCTCTCCGTAGTAGAGGCTGTCTATCAGAAGTCGCTGTCCGCCCCTCCTGGGAGAGGGGCTAGGGAGAAAAAACGGCTGAGTAGGTTGCGTAAGCCTTTCTTGCCCTGAGGCGGAGTATTGCCTTTGGTCTTCTCTTCCTCCGAGAGATTGTTGTCATCGGTGTTGCCCTCTTCGGTAGAGGGAGCGTCACCGCCGAGTAGTTGAGATTGCAGGGCTTCCTTGTTCGCCTTCTTCTCTGCAAGGAGCTCGTCGTAGTTCTCGGGCTTGGGGATGCCTGAGAACTCATAGAGGTAGTCATCTGAGATAGGTAGCCCGATGGAGTTTAGCTTGAGGACAATGTCGACTTGCTGGGTAGGATGCGTCTTATCCTTCTTGGCGTAGACAAACTCTCCGCCCTCGGTGTTGAAGCCGAGGTTAGAAAAGATAGGACGCATGTGGTAGTTGAGGACATCGAGGATGGTGTCTCGGTCATCCTCATTCATCTCGTCCTCGACCTCCTTGTGTACCTCGCCGAGCGCTTGTGTGCCTACCTTCTTAGCATCGGTCGTGAGCGTGTTGCCGAGCACACGGATTGAGATCTTGCTATCCCAGTAGTTGGTGAAGTTCTCGAATAGCTCACCTGTGGCGGATGCATTCTTTGGCTCGTGCAGGACAAGGGAGCTTTCCTTGGGGTGGATGTAGACCGCTGATGATCCTTGGCGACGGGCATCCTCAATGATCTTCCTTCGGGCTTCTTGGTCACCAGCATCATAGGTGTACTCACGGATCGGTATCCCGAAGATGTTGCAGAATTTAGCCCAGTCACTGACGTTGCCTCTCTTGTAGAGAATGGCAATCATGATGTCCACAAGAGCTCCAAGGTCACGCTCTCCGCCAACAAAGAGCATGTTTTCGAACTCCTCTATCGGCGTGCCCTCCTGGTCCTCTTGGTACTGCAAGAGCTGACGTGTAATCGGGTTGTAGTGCTTGCGATTGATCTGGTCCGCACGGATATTCCCCTCCTCGTCGAGGTAAAACTGCATCAAGGAGAATCCCCAGAACTGGGCTAAGGTGATCTCCTTGCGCACCTCCTTGAACCAGGGGGATCGGAGCTGTGGGGTGATTACCTCGTCAGGCTTCCCGTCTCGATGAAACTCGATGGGGATGCGTGTTACCCCACGTAGGCGCTTGCTCAGGACACCCATGTAGTGGATGTCTAGCTCCGAGGACTCATAGAGGTCGTACAGTCGAGCTCGAGAGGGGTGGTCAATCTGCTTAGCTTGACGTAGACTGCTTTGGAATTTCTGCAGGTCGAAGAGGAAAAGCTCAGGCATCTGCAGAACAACGTCGGGGACGTGGTATGTAGAGCCCGAGGAGGAGCCTAAGCCTCCTCCCTGCTGGATACGTTTTTGAGTTCTATTCTTTGCCATCAGAGTAGGGTGGGTCTAAGGGGTTCAGCATCAATCTGCCAGGGGCTATTCAGTTTCTGTTCATCGCTATCCAGCCGAGGTGCCCCATGGATGGTGATTTCCCCTCGGGATACTCCCTTGAGCCATTCAATCGCCCGTTCATACCTATCCTTTCGGATGTCAGCAATCTTATAGGGGTTATGGATGCTGAAGATGTGATAGATGGTGATGTCGAGAGCAAACATCAGGATGAGATTGTGGCGCTCTTTCCCTACGGCGGAGAAGATGGCATCACAATCGTAGGTCTTGTCGAGGTAGGAGCTCATCTCAGAGATAGTGCGATCCTCGCAAATCTCAATTACCTGAGGATCGTAGTCAGGGTTGGGCTGACCTCCTGCTGAGGTCTCCCTTAGAAGGGAGGAGAGTATTTCTCGGTGGATGCTTGCGTTGTAGTCCTCAGGGGTGATAAATGTTGCCATAATTAAATGCGATAGGGGTTGCCTTTGCTGACCTCGTCATATCCAATGACCTCTGGAGGATCAAGCTCTGCACTCTTGCTCTTGGTGAGGCTGATGCCCCCTTCCACGGCATCGAGTCCGTCGGCGGGGTATGGCAGGTGCATTTCAAAGAGTGTCCCTTGGTTGATTAGCTCTACCATGTGGGGGTTATCTTGCTCGTCCTCGTTGAATATAAGTTGTCCTAGTCGGTCAAGGGGCTCTAGATTATTCTCAATGCGAACCGCTTTGTCGGTCTTCTTGCGCTCATCGGGTCGGATGTGAATCTCTTCGCCCCTGCGCTTGATCTCCTCTCGTATGAGGGGCTTGAAGACTTGTTCGTAGAATGGGTCTTGAAGCTTGTTGTTCTCGATATAGAAGTACACCACCGTCTTGCCTCCCACCCATTTTTTTAGGTCGAAGTACCAGCCGATGAAGTTGGCGTTAGTCTCACGTGCGAGGTAGCCCTTAATAACGTAGTACTTATCCCCAAGCTTGCCTATTAGCCAGAGCGCCTTGAAGGATCCTTGCTTGGTCTTTCGGTCGCTATAAGCGGGGTCGCCATAAGCGATCAGGTACTTGAATCGATTGAGGGGAGGAATTTTACCAAAGGCAAGATTCTTGAAGACACTCCCTTCAGAGAGAGGGTTATTGAAGTACTCTTTCTGCTGGGCTGAGCGAGGGATATTCTCCAGCGTTCGGTCGATCATCTCCTCGCTGTTTTTGGCTGGCCACGTCGACCGCCCTTGCTTATCTCGTATGTTGACGATGTCCCAGTGCTTGGCTTTTTCTCCTGCACGCTTGACACAGCAGTCCTTTGCGATGATATTCCCGCACCAGATGATCAGGGTTGGTTCACTGATGGATCGTGTTGGGTAAAGCGCCTCATTAAACCAGTCCCACTTCTTCTTGAGGGTCTCGGGGTTACGGCAGTCTTCGTCGGTGTCGTAGTCGTCAGCGACGAGCACATCGGGGCGGATTGCCTCATTACGACTGCCTCGAGGGGCTGACCCAGCACCCAAAGCCAAGAATTTTGCACCAGAGCGAATCGTAAAATCTCGCTCAGTCCACTGCCCCAAGTTCACCTGGTTGCCGTAGAGTTGCTTGAGACGAGGGTTCGTCTCAAAATTGACCTTGTATGGGGTGAGTAGTCGGATGGCACTATCCACGGTAGCGCTGGTAATGACAAAGAACCTCTTACGACCCGTGAGGGCTAGATACATCAGCACCATCATCACGATGGTTGACTTAGCAAGCTCTCTCGACCAGGAGAGTACCTCATACCATTCGTCATGCTCAATGATGCGCTTAATCGCCTTGATTTGGAAGGGAGCAAACTCGTACTTGGCGTAGCCGGGGAAGAGGTACTTGCACCATCGCACAGGGTCGGCTTCGAGCTCCTTGCGAAGCTTGTCAATCTGACCAGCCGTGAGATTGTGATCAATGAGGGCATCCCGAGCAAAGGACTTGTGGAACTCCTCCCACTGCCTAAGGGCTTGCTTTTCCTGCTGTGTCATCGCTTAGAGTTTGCTTGGTCTTTGATGAAGACATCCATGAGGCTGTTGAAGGCTTTGGCTTGCTCCACGTCGAGGGGGCGAAGCCAAGCCAGGAAGCGCATGCAGACGCTGATGACTTCGCTGATGCCGAGGTCATCTTGTATCTTCTTGATGGAGGTGGCGAGCTTGAGCATTGCATCGGCTTCGGCGGGGGGGGCGGAGGGGGCCCCCCCCTCACGACGGGGGGGGGTGCGGTTAATCTCGGCTATCTGTTGTTGCCACTGAGCGATGAGCTGAGTGGGAGTTACCGAGAGTGACGCTTTAAGCTCCGCCCAGCTGTCCTCCTTCGACCAGCGGATGATGGTCTGCCGAGAGACCCCCACCTTTACGGCAATCTCCTCCTGAGTGTAGTTGCCGTCGAGGTAGAGTGTGCGGGCGATACTCCGCTTATCAATCTTGCTGTCCGTCTTCTTCGCCATCCTTTCTGTCTCTGATTTGCTTGTAACGGTAGTTGTAGTCTACGCCAAAGAGAGCGCCCGAGAAGGTGGACATCTCACCAAAGGCGACTAGAATGGAGTTGTGAATCTCCCCGAGAGGCTTAACCATGAAGCCTGCAAAGAGGAGGAGGATGCCACAGATAACAAGCGCCGTTGCTACCCATAGCTGTACTGTTAGTTTATCTCGTTTTGTCATCTAATAGTGTGCGTTGATTTGCACCTCTGAGGAGGTGATCTTGATACTCTCTACCACCTCGCCATCTAACTCTAGAGCCTCCCTGATGCGCACACGCCAGTAGAGCGGGTCGTTGTCCAGGAGCATGTCCGAAATGCCTACGCCTAGCGCAGGGTTCTCCTTGAGCTCTCCCTTATGGGATTGGATGATGATTGCCTGATTCTGTGGGGTGATCTCCCCAAGCTGAAGCTCACCCGAGGAGATGAGAGGCTGGTAGTCGGAGTCGATAAGTATACCAATCATATAAATGCTAGCTGAGTCGGAATCCGAGGGTAATCTCTCGCTTGCCCCCCTGTGAGCTGAAGGCGGTCTTTACCGATCGGACGAAGTACGAGCCGTCCTGCTCGGGGTAATCCTCGTCGTGCAGTGTCACCGTGTCGCTGGGCTTGCACTCGGGGATGAGCCAGCCCGTGATCGTGCCGTCGTAGCCGTCGTAGGTGCGACGCAGGAGCTCGGACTCCCCTCGACGGCGCATAGAGGCTTCGTCGCTGGTCGGACATTTCACCTCGACCTTGTCGCCTCCCGTTGTGCCGACTTCCACCTGACGAACCTTACCATCGGGTAAGAGCGCCTTCACCACCACCTGTATCTTCTTATCCTCGGCTCGCTTGTAGCTGAGGTCAGCTTTTTCGATGTTGACCGCAAAATCATACAGCCTCTCTTTGCCGATAACTTCCCCAGGGGGGTGCACGTGGAGTGTCGTCCCGTCAAGGTAGATGTCTGCACCGCTTTCCTCTTGCACCTTCTTCAGCACGTCAAAGGCTGTAGCATTGTGGAAGGTGAACTTATCGTACGTCCACGCATAGCTACAGATCACCTTATATTCCGTCCCAATGGTCTTGCAAAGCTTTTCGAGGAGCTTTTGAAGGCTGATCTTCTTGAAGACCTCGTTGGTGACGGGCTTACGGAAAGCGTATAGATCATCCTCGCAGTACAGGGTGATTGAGCCCTTGTCTGTCGAGATACGCTGGAGGTATCCTGCGAACTCATCTACAAGCCCCGTCTCGTCATAGCCGAGGGCGATGCTCACCTTATCGCCCCGCCTCAGCTCTTGCTCGATGTGGAGTCGCTTGTTGTACTCACTTGCTGGGAGCGTTATGGTTGCGGTGTCCGCCAGGAGCTCTACCGAGCGATGGATATCCACCTTATCAAGCATACCCAGCGTGTGTGCCCCAACCTTGACGGAGTAAATCATCGTGTACATACTACTTGAGTAGGAGTTTGTAGGTGTCGTCAGAGAGGCAGGAGAGGGAGTAGTTCTGGTTGCGTACCCCAGCGGTGTGTGGGATCTCCCAGCTCTCAATGACAAGCCTCGAGATGCCAAAGAGCTCTAAGAGGGGAGAGGTGGCGATAACCTCTCCAGCCTCGCAAAACTTGCGCAATCGGCGTACGTCATCCTCAGGGTAGCTATCTGCTTTGCTCATCAGGATCCCCTCGATCTTGACCGAGTAGTCGTCCAGCGTCCAGCGCTCCTTGATGGATCCTCTCGACTTGCTCTTGGCGACTTGCCTCTTCGTGATGATGTGCTTCCCCGTGATCGTGATCATGGGCTCATAGGGGAGTAGCCAATCCGTCTCTCCAGCCAGTGGCAAGCGCAGGGAGAGTGGGAGCACCATCGGTACTCCCAGCGAATTGTAACGTACTACATCGGCTTGCTCCTCCTCGGTGAGCCGATCAAACTCATGCCGACTAGCCTCTGTTGCGTCTGCCCCAACGGCGTGTGCTCGAGGAGACACAAGGACGGGCGGGGGCACGACAAGGCGGGTAGCAATAGTGTGGATGATCTCTTGGCTTGCCATCGCTACTTGATGTCGGCATATTCGACCTTAGCGTCAAAGCAGGGACAGTCCTTGATGCGCTCCCAGGGATCAATCACCCCGTTACCGTTGGTGTCGGGAGAAAAGTCACGATGCCCCTGGATGACTGCCTGAGGGTATCTCTTCTTGAGCGCCCCGAGGAGCGTCCTGAGACTCGCCTTCTGCTCGGTGGTGCGGTTATCTACGCTCTTAAGGACTCCCTCTTGGGAGATGACCCCACCGATGTAAGCGACGTTGATGCTCACGGAGTTGAAGCCCTTGACTCCATTGGATACCTGGTCTTCAGAGAGGAGTTGATGGATGATACCATCTGCCGAGATAACATAGTGGTAGCCTGGAGCCTTGAAGCCTCGGGATTTGAACACTGCAAGCAGGTCGGGAATCGTCGTCCTTTGACTCCCTGCAGTGCAGTGTACAGCGATGTACTTGATGTTTCTTGGATTGTTCATATTGATCTCATTTTACGTGCCTGATTCGGTGCAAAATTGAGGTATTCTATGGGGTATTTCAAATCGGATATTTATGATGGTAGCGCTTTGTAATCATCATAATATCAAAGTGTTATTATGGTAAATATTCAGTTTGCAGGCGTGGAAATGACCCCATACTTTTGCCATAGAAATCGAGCGAGAACTGTATGAATCGACCTAGCAAATTCTTCAATTATGTGCCCAAGTCAGACGGAGGCGCAACCATCCTACTCTATGGGGATGTCGGTCCGTGGGGCGACATCGATAGTCAGCGAGTAGTCACTGAGCTTCTCGCCCTCGAGGGGGAGTACAACTCCATTGATGTACGTATCAACTCGACGGGTGGGGATGTCTTTACGGGCATTGCCATCTTCAACGCCTTGCGTCAGGGTAAGGCGAATATCAAGATCTATGTAGATGGCATAGCAGCGAGTATCGCAGGGGTGATAGCCCTCTGTGGTAAGCCTCTCTACATGTCGCAGTACGCACGACTGATGCTCCATAAGGTCAGTGGTGGCGCTTACGGCTCGGCGAAAGAGCTCCGAGAGACGGCGGACCTCATCGAGGACCTTGAGGGGAGTCTTGCTGAGATGGTTGCTCAGCGAGCCAACCTTACCAAGGAGGAGGTGCATAGTCGCTATTTCGCCGACGGGAAGGATCACTGGCTGACCGCCAAGGAGGCTTTAGAGCTCGGAATGATTGATGGTATCCATGATCTACCCGAGGAGACCGCCTTGGATGAGTCAAGCAGTACCGACGATATCTATCAAGTGTTTAACAACCGCCTCAAGACCGAGGCACAAAAACCCAGTACAATGGCATTACTAGATGAAATCAAACGCATCCCCAGCTTTGCTAATGCGACAGAGGCAGACATCGTCGCTCGTCTGCAGAATCAGGCGCTGAAGCTGGAGGAGAAGGACAAGGCGATCACCAATCTCCAGGAGCGAGTAGCTGAGCTGGAAGCTAAGGAGCTGGAGGCGCTCCTTAATACGGCTGTCGCAGACGGGCGTATCACTCAGGAGCAGAAGCCTACCTACCTGAACCTGCTCAAGAGCGACCGAGCGAACGCCGAAGCTCTGCTGGCTAGCCTCCCCAAGGCGAACGCTGGAGCGAAGCAGTACCGCTCAGCCAAGGAGTTCACACAGCCCACCAGCTCGGGGACTAACAAGTTCCAGGGCAAGACGTGGGATGAGCTAGACAAGGCGGATCTTCTTGCTGAGTACAAGAGTCTCGACTACGAAGGCTTCGTCAGTCTCTATAAGGAGACGTTCGGCGTAGACTATCGGAACTAAATAACCCAATAAAAAAGAGTATCCAATGGATGAATTGAATCAAAAAGTCTGGCTGAAGCATATCCAAGAGAACTTCTTCCCGAACAACTCGTTTGCGTCAAAGTCTATCGACGACTCTGCGTTTGTCAACTACCACAGAGTGATCGTCCCCAATGCGGGGGCACCTAGTAAGGTCGAGAAGAACCGTTCGATCTTCCCAGCCCAAGTCAAGACGAGAGAAGACAAGGCTGTCTCCTATGATCTTGATATCTTCTCAAGCGATCCTATCCGCCTGCACAACGCCAAGGATGTTGAGCTGTCCTACAGCAAGAGGGACTCAATCATCTACAATGACAAGTCCGAGCTGATGCGAGTCTCGCACCAGCATATCCTCGAGCAGTGGGCTAAGAGCAAT